CTTGGACTACTAATTACAGATGGAAGTATTAGTGCTAAGGGTACTGGAACATTGTTTCTTGGTCATATATTAGATGTAAAACAAGTAATAGATGATTTGGAATTATTTTGTGATATCAATCAGAAAAAATTCGAGTCTAGAAATTATTATACTATTAATATTCCAAGTATCCTTATGAACGATATCCTTGAAATAAAAGGATTATTGCGTGGTAGAAAAGTAAACCAACCTGGAACTCTTCCTGACTTCATATTGGATGAAAATTGCCCTCGCCCTATTGTGCGCGAGTTTCTTGCCGGGATGTTTGGTGGTGATGGACACACGTGTGTTCTTGGAATGCATAGAGGAAAACGCGACATTCTTTCATCAGTTTCATTTTCACAAACTAAAACATACGAGCATCGTGTCTCGTTACAAAAAATGTTTGAAGATATCCAGAAATTACTTGCTAAATGCGGTATTCATAATACGACTATTCAAAAACCAAAAGAGACATCATTTTCAAAACATAAATTCGAAACAAAAGATAAAGCAGACAACTCTGGGCGAAGCTTTCAATTAACACTCCATCTTCCCATTGAACAACTAATCCCATTCTCTGAAAAAGTAGGGTTTCGATATTGCTGCCATAAATCTCAACGCTTGGAAGCCGGAGTGTCCTATCGTCGTCTGCGCGAAGGAGTTATGCGCCAACACAACTGGATGGTAAATCGTGTCAATGAAATTACCAAATTCAAGGAGATTAAGGAAAAAACTCCCGAAAAAAATGTTCCAACTAAGAAAGCGATTCTTCAAGCCGTGGATGAATTGAAGAAGACAGAAGGACTCCTGCACGAATATGGTATCCCAAGTACACACGATATTACCGATCACCTGATCAAAGGAACAGAATTCGGTAAATTCACGGCAAAAGGATTCCCCACCGCCGAAGAATTCCTTGAAAAAATCGGTGCACTAGATTGGTTTAAGAATGAAAGCGTTAAATGTCTCCCTAGCGAGGACGACGTGGATGCGGATGCGGATGCGGATGCTGCCCTGGGTGGAGATAATGATGATACAGGAAACTATGGTGTAACACGCGACTGCGGCTCCATCCCAACAATGAACCTAACTGTCGTCTCAAGAATCCCGGTCGGCCCCAAACAAGTATATGATATTAGCGTAGAAGATACACACTCGTTTCTCGCAAATGGAATCGTGGCACACAATTGTATGGTCTCACACGGAGCGGCAAGATTTACACGCGGACGCTTGTATGATGCATCAGACAAATACCAAGTTCATGTATGCCGCGACTGTGGTATGATAGCTGCTTATAATGATAAAATGGGAATTCATTGCTGTAGGACATGCGACAATCGGACAAACTTCGCATATGTAGAAATACCATACGCTTGTAAACTGCTATTTCAGGAATTACAGACGATGAATATAGCGCCAAGGATTATGACATAATTGCGCGGTCGAATATATTATATATAAGTTATCGAAGTATATCGATGTATATAATAAATATTATTTAGGCATCATTTATCTATAAAACAATATGATATACTATTTTTAATTACAGGTAAATTTTTAATGTATTTTATTATATTTTTATTATAATATAATATAGTATAGTATAATATAACATAATAAAATGTCAAACTTAGGAGGTGGTTTACAAGGTATCGCACCAATATTAATCGGTGGCGGTGGCGGTGCATATGGCGGAAGCGGTATGGTCGGAAGCAGTGAGCGTTCATTTGACCGTTTTTCTTTAGTTCAAGCGTGGAATGGTGCCGCAGCTACAGGAACTATAAATGGATACAAGCGTGCTATAGGTCCGTTTCGCGCAGTAAATAATGCCGGCGATTTTCTTTCTAGACAATATTATACTTCTGGTGGATCCAATCAGGTAAATAATGTGCGCGGCGGTCTTACCGGATATAAAGTACTTGGTGGAGCTATTCAGGCGCATATAGATAATACTGGCATTCCGTCCGCTAGTTGTAATCCTCGTTTTGTATATGATGGTTCCGATTATGTTCGGTTTAAAAAATTACAAGCTATAAACAGGAACTACAATGATTACAGTTTTGGCGGCGACCAATCTAATGCATCTCAGACACCGTGGAGACGTATTCATCGTTTTTAGAAAATAGTTTATTCATCTTTTAGTGAATATGTTTTGTATATTAAAGGACGTATATATAATATTATTATTATATATACATATACATATATATCTATTCATTTTTACAAACACAAACACATACATATACACGCATACATAGATAAATGACGTCAGTACCTGTTAAGAAACTACAATACTATTTTAATGGCCCACCATCACAAACCGTTCTTATAAAACAACTTGGCAATAATGGAATCCAAACGTGTGTGGCGCCTTCTCCAAATCAACAATATCCGACCGACCAGACCGGCAATGTAGCAAATGCTCGCGCTTCATTTGTAAACGCACAGAAGAATTTTTATTCGACGAATTCGGCAAATGTGAATACTGGCAAAGTGGCCAGCAATACAAACTATACCACAAGTATGTTTCATAGTCATTATCAGCGTCCTGTATTGGCAGGTAAGCCGATTCCTGTGCCTGTAAGCGGTGAACAGTATATTAATATGATTAAGTATAACGCGATTGGTAAGTCGGCATATAAAATTGGTCTTGCAGCAAATGCGCCATATCAGACGAAAAATAATGATAATACTATTCGCAATATTCGTCGTCAGAGATGCCGCAATGGTGGATGCGTGGCTCCGAAAAAGAAAGGCGCGATTGATAATCCTTTTCAATCTGGTGGATCTTCCAGCCTTTCATCCTCTGGAAATCGTCAAATATATATTTGAAATATTTTATATTTAGATTATAGTAGATTATAGTAAATTATATTTAGATATTTAGATATTTATATAGATTATATATGATATACCCACCTCTCACAATATATAAAAAATGTTCAAAAAATAGTTTTTCACCATATGGTATACCGTGTCAATGTGTAGAACTGATTCGAAGATATTTTAATTTATATTATGGATTATCATTTGAATCTGTTACAGATGCCTACGAAATGTTTTATAAAATTAATTCTCTTACCAATATATCGCGTAAAACTATAGTACTAGATACAATTCGTGCGAATACTATACCATCTTCAAGTAATAGTATTCGCGTAGGAGATATTGTATTTTTTAAAAGAAATATAAAAAATGGGCATTACGGTCACGTAGCAATAGTTGTTTATGCTGCAAATGGTACAGTTGTTATAGCCCAACAAAATATGAGTAAAATTTTGGAAGAATATAATACTTCAGATATTATTCGAGAAATGAATAAACCTGATTCACGATTTTTAGGAATAAAACGACTTCCAAATTTTGTAATTATTCCACAACAAATACAAATACAAACCAAATAATTATTATTTGATTTATTCTATTTATTATACTTTATTTTATTTATTCTACTTTATTTTATTTTATTTTATTATTTTATTATATAATAAAATGACATTTAATAAGTATTTAGTTGAGTTTCTTGGAACACTGTTCTTTTTGTATATAATAATTGCTACTGGCAACGCTATTGCTATCGGTGCTGCTCTTGCTTTAGTCATTTATCTTGGAGGAAAGATTTCCGGCGGCAACTTCAATCCAGCTGTCTCGGTTATGATGGTTGTGGCCGGCAAGTTGTCTAAACAGGACCTCATTGGATACATTTTGGCACAGATTCTTGGTGGTTTAGCCGCATTTGAATTGTATAAACGATTCAAAATGTAAAGGGAGCAGTAATTGGATAATTGGATAATTGGATAATCGGATAATTATATATTAATATATTCCAATAATATATAATTTAATAAGTGATAATATGGAATGGTTTCATAAGTTAACAGGAGGTATTTTTCGTACAAATCCAGCACCGGCAACAGGAGTGACAGGACAACAAGGTCAAGCGACAGGACAACAAGGTCAAGCGACAGTACCACAAGTTCCGGCAACAGGAGTTGTTAAACAGAGTGGTGGAGGTAGTCGTAGAAGATGTCGTGGAAGTCGTCGAAAAGCAAAAAAAGGTGGACAACTGAGCGCGATGGGATTTGGACAGGCAGGGGGAAGCAAGCGTCGTCGGTGTTCTAAAAAAAAACACACACATTGTCGTGACAAATAATATCATTTAATATCATTTAATTGTTTACAATAATTAAACGATATTATACGCGAGATATACGTGCGATGCAAAATATACGCGTAATGAACCATTAGTTACGCTTTTTATACATATTCGACAATAATTTAAGTACCACGTATATTAAAAGTGCACCGACAGAGTATATAAATATTTTTAAGAATATATCATCTGGCATTTTAATTGGTTTATCCTTAGTATTGTTTTTAGAACTATTATTCGCATTATTTCCATTTAGTTTAATTTTCTTATTCTTATTCTTCTTATTTTTCTTCTTCTTTCTTCCATTATAACCACCACTTTCACTGCCACTTTCACTGCCACTATCAGAATTCACCTTGAATCCTTCCGAACACGCGGTTTGTGTTACCGGATTATACTGATTTTGGAAAGAACACGGCGGAACATCATTTAAATCATCTAAAGCTACATATCCTGTATCATATCCTACATTATTATTAATATCGATTGTTTGAAGAGTTACAGACTGACATTTAGGAAGACCTACACTAGTAAAGGCGGACATAAAATCGATCTGACTTAAAGATAAAATGTCTTCAAGTGCGCCTGGAAGAAGACCCTGAAATGACGAAAAATTTTGCCCCATCCCTCCATCCGGCATTATTCCTAACCCCCCAGAAGGTACATTATCTATATATAAACTGCGCGTAACTGTCGAGCCGTCAGTATTTACACAGTTTTGATTTGTTTGTAAAAAATATCGGTTACCTAAAGGTCCGCCGGTTGCCGATGCTGGAGATGTTCCTTCTACCAGTAAATTTATATAGTTAACTAAACCAGCAACACCGTCTTCTATATTACTTAGACTACTACCCGGGGACATACCAAGCTGCCCAGGAGTTAAAATATTTGCATAATATGGATAATTATTATTAGTACTCATTATATCTAATATTAGTTTATATAATTATTGATGTATATAATTATATAATTTTTTAATTACTTGGCGAATTTACAGTAAATAATTAAATAAATAATTATGATGCATAAATAATTGCATTTAAGTAATCATCGTATTACATATGTTTTTTGTTTAGTGCCTTAGCATTACTAAATGTTAGTTTTGTGTTTTTTGTTTAGTGCCGTAGCATTACTAAATGTCATTTTGGTGTGTTTTGCATTGAATGTGCTTATTTGAGAATTCGCATTATCTGATTGATTTAAAGCTGATGTTCCTTTTTCATCAGCTGATGCTGATGCTGATGCTGATGCCGATGCCGATGCCGATTCTGATGATGGCGATGATTTTGATTTTGATGATGCTGGCGATGATGATGATGATTTTGATGATGATGTATCGTCCTCAGTAGTTAACCCTTCGACTATATTACCATATGATTTAAAATATATATCATACAGTGAGTATAGTAATATATAACTAAAAAATAATATAAATAATCCTATAATTATAAATTCCATATTTCAGTATATTTTATATTTTTCGTATATTTCGTATATAGTATTATAAGATTTATAATATTATATTCTAATATAAATATAGAAATAGATATAACTATACAACAATAATGTCAGATACTCGCCCTAGAATAAATAATCCTCTGAATTTTAGCAAATCAAACTCGTTAATTACTACTAAAGTTCCTCATTATGCTACCAAGGACGGCACTGCTGTAAGTATTATCCCAGGACTGAGTCGTCCTTTAGCTAATGGCGTTGATACAAATTCCACTGAAAACGAAATTCCAAACGGTCTGGCCTTTAAGGCGCGTCCTATCAAGCATTGGCGACGACAGTTACGTCCGTCTACATTTGGCGGAGCGACCACGTCTGGAAAGCGCGTAGCCAGTATTTATCTCGCCACTACGCCCGGCGGTGAAGTATATCGTGCAAGCAACGACTGCGCGTGTGCCGATCTAAGCAGCGGTGGAAATGCTTATACTATATCCGAACAATTCACAAAACAAGGGGAGGATAGTTTGACTAGCGATATGCTAAATAATGGCGTCAAAATAGAAAATAACGGTTATGTCCAAGTTGGTAATCCTGCTGCACCTGAAGGAACCGACGCTAATTATCAGATTCTTACCGGCAGGTATAATACAAAATGCATTTCCTGTACTCCACAAGCAAATGTAATAAAACGAGCCACTACACTTCTTAGCAAAGCGTATTATACAACTCACGCAGCTTATATGAAATCGCGCACAAATACATATGAGCAAAAACTACTTACAGTTCCAATACAGGGAACTAATGCTGATTATTATGACGCAAATGGCCAGCTTAAATGGCAATCGGATTCACCAAACGGTGCCCAGGTATATGCTACAACGGATTCATATAATCCGCAAAGCACGCGGACTTGCAATGGTCGTAAATCAGGGACCACTATTTTTAAACCAAGTAATCGGCAATATGCGTGCCAAGGCGCCGTAGACAGTAGCACACGTTTGGACCGATTGAAACAGACGACTGTGAATACGAATGCGGCATCATTGAAGGCGGCATTTGGTGCCGAAGGTGCGAGTTCATGCGCCTACCGTGGAATTTCTGATACGCCTTATTTCTTGAAAAGCAAGTACCAACCGCCGATATGCTCGCAGAAGAATCTGGGCGCCATATATCGTCAGAATCATACCGTTTGTTTCCCCTTTCAATCATCAGATTTAGAGAAACATTATAATACTAGATTGACTTATTATTAAGGAGGGTGGGAGATGACTAATTTATATTATTTGTCGTAATATTGTAATATTGTAATATTGTAATATTGTATATGAATATTTTTGAAGATTTGGCATATTTTAATATATCTAACTTTTTATTTGGGGTGATTTTAATAGTGATTTTACATTTTATATGGTCTAGTCGTACACAGATGAAATTCGGAGCAATTGGTGCTATTATATTTGTTGCTGTGTATTATTTCGGTTTCACATATGTTGAAAATAAATTCTATAACAAAATTAAATAATATACTTAATATATAGATATATATACAGTACATTTACAAGGTGCGTAAATGACGCGTAAATTAACACAAACGCGACGACGACTAAAAAATAGAAGTAAATATAGTAGAAGTAAACGCAGTCATAGTAGAAATAATAAATATAAGAAAACAAGGAGCCGAAAATATATAAAAAAGAGACGTAATATGACACGGCGGAGGGTGTTGAGGGGTGGAGAATTCGTATTTCGAGGTGTTCAACCGAGAATGGTAAAAATGTTTTTTAGGTCATTCGCAGATGATAAAAACGAATCTATAAATTCAAAAGGTGTACCAAAATATTATGCTATTTATGATAATGCATTAGTTATTTTGGATTCCCTATACCAAAGATTAGGAAAAACTGCATTTATTAAGATGATGGGTAGTTCATATTTTAAAAAAAAATATAATTCAACATTTTATAATCATAAATGTTTGGCAAAACTACGACTAATGAAATGGTTATTATATATTTATGCTAAGGTTTCAAATGGGAGTACTATATTTAGACCTGAAATAATTCTACACTTTACTCCTGGTAGATTCCGACCGTATGGAAGATTTAAATCATCATCAGATAGATTTAAATCGTCAAGGGTTTTAGAACGCTCGGTAATACCAGTAATAATGGCGCTATTATGTAGCGCGGACCCGCAATGTTTAAATACTACCAATTATGTTACAATAGATTCTAATGCAGAAGGGCTGCGATTGATTGCCGAATTACGTAATAATCTAATGGAGTTAATATCCAGCGGACATCTGAGTGAAAACACACGTCAATATATAAATGAGTATGTATTACCTAGAATAGAATTAAATGGAAAAATGTTAGCATTAAATCCTACTATATTATGTTTAATAATTAAAGAAATACTGGGTATAAAAGAAGCAGAAGAAGAAGAAGCAATAGAAGAAGAAGCAGCAGAAAAAGAAGAAGAAGAACAAATAAATTATGTAACAGCAGCAGATAATTTAGAAAAAGAAAGGTCAACTAATATGGAATAACCAGGTAGTGAAGAAACAGACTAATATATTACCACTTCCACAATTATTATAAATAGTATTTAGTATTACTACTATTTATAAATATAAATTTATTTAAATACATATAATAAGTAAGGTGATGTCGCATTCACACCCGCACCCAACGATTATAAATGGCCCGTTGAATTTTAGAACATCTGATACGCTTATTACGACAAAAGTTCCGCATTATCCTCCCAAGGTGAATACGGGAACACTTATTATTCCAGGATGGACACGTCCCAATGCAAATGGTATGAACGCTAATATAAACCAGGCAGATTTTAACGGCCCCGATTTCAAAGCCCGCCCATTAAAGCATTGGCGGAGGCAACTACGTGTTTATAATAATAACGGTAAAGGTCCATCAAATAATTCGCGAACAGCACGTATCGTCGATTTAGACCGTCCTGGATTAACTGTGTATCACCACGACCCAGATTGTGCCTGTGTAGACAACGAAGGCGGCAATTCCTATATTATAGCAAACAATAAATTCAGTTATGAAACAAAAGGGAATCGATATTCAGAGCCACGCAGTGATTCTACGATCCAAAATAATGGATTTAATCGTGTACCTTCTAATGCCACTCCTGCTGAAGTTGCCGACCCTTTAACGCCAGCATATGAAGTATTAACTAGTGTATATAACACCAAATGTATTAACTGCTCTCCACAGCATAATGTAATTAAAAGCGCAATAGCATATAATAGTCAGGCATATTATGCAGATAGTTTAGCAAAACAGCAATCAAGATGCCAAACATATGAGCAAAATATTTCCACGAATCGCGCCGATACTTCTACTTATTTTGGCGCGGACGGAGAATTTCTTTGGCAGAATAACTCGCCAACGGGACCACAAGTAGTGGCGCCTGTAGAGTATACACCAACGCGATTATACAATAAACCGTGTGTGTCACAAACGATATATAAACCGAGCAATATTGCCTTTGCGAAACAGGGTGCAGTATCAGGGGCGACGCGCCTTAGAAAGCTGGTGGCAGATACGGTGATGATAAACGGGAGTTCGTTTTATAGTGCTGCAGGGGCGGCAGCAGCGAACCAGGGGCATTACCAGGGAACAAATGTGGCGGGGAATTATTATGTCAAGTTGAAACCGGTTATAGATAGTTGTGCCGGGTCTGTGCCTGGTGCACCTACATTATCCTTAGTTAATAACCTACCAAATGCTATAACTATATCTTGGCCTTTTTCAAGTATAGGTTTATGTAACATTTTGTATTATACATTAACGTATTATCCTGTAGGAATGGATGCCGTACAAGTTACCATATATCCTTCTGCAAATAATGTATATACTATTACCGGCGTGTATCCTGATACATTATACAATATTTATATTACAGCGACAAACGGTAATGGAACAAGCGAAAATAGTAATATAATTGCGGTTACAACATTAGGCCCTAATATATTGACATTTGTAAATGCTACTTATGATACAATATTTGTAAATGCTGCCAATACGGTTGTTCCATCCATAGTAGACGATGGTTTTACTATTTACATAATTAATACAACAACGGGCACAGCTACATTTACTTCTAACAAGGCAATTTCATCATTACAATATTTAATCCTTGGAGGCGGAGGAGGAGGAGGAGGAGCTAGTTCCGGTTCTAGTGGCGGTGGAGGTGCTGGAGCATATATTTTTGATACAAGCTCATTGAATGCTGCTACATATAATATTTCTATTGGACATGGTGGTGCCGCAGACCAAATTGCAGCGGGCTATGGGGGTCCAACGACATTACAAACTGCGACTGGGACATTTACAGCCGGCGGAGGAGGAAATGGTTATGGAGGAGGAGGAGGTTGCGGAGGAGGAGCGAGTTATGCTTTTGATTATCCTTCGTATGGTGGACAAGGTTCTCTCGGTGGTGGTACTGGTCAAAATGGAGGTTCTGTTTCAACTCCTAATTATTTTGGTTCAGGTGGAGGTGGAGGTATTTTGACTTCTGGCAGTGATGCTTATTATGGAGGACCATATAATCTACAAGATGGTAATGGTGGAGATGGTAAAAGTTTCGATATTACCGGAACCACCATATACTATGGCGGTGGTGGTGGCGGTGGTAATACGTCGCTCTACGGTGAAGCTTCAGGTACTGGCGGGGTAGGTGGTGGTGGACATGGAGGTTCTTCGAATAGTGGTGGACAAAATGGAACAAATGGATTAGGTGGTGGTGGCGGTGCTTATGGTGGTTCTGGTGGTTCTGGTGTAATTATATTACGCATTCCTAGTTATTAAATATATTTGTCGGATAAATAAATACTCCGCCAGATAAACATATACTCCGCTACCGCCCTAATTCTTCTTATCTACAATAATCTCCTTCCCTACATTTTTCACTATTTTTCGCTCATATTTGTCGAAATTTTCTATAGGTTCGCATATAGATCGCACCATTGTTAAGTATTCTATTTGTTTCTTTTCCGTTTCTATCCAGTCAGGGTTATCGAATGCCCATTGCTGAAGCGCGGTGCGTTCTTTATCTGCTATTTGTACAATCGTATTTTTTATTTTGTGATGATTATCATCCTTTTGCCATTTGTCTTCATCTTTGATATACATTGTATCACGCTTTATATCAGTACAATGAATTGGACGTTTGTATACATCTAATTCTTTGAGACCTTTTATCATCACATCGGTCACACCACGTGATATACCATTTCTCTTTGAAAATAATAAATCCTCAAGCGTTATTTTCAGCGAGTCAATGAATTCTGACATATTGATAGCGTCTTTGCATTTCTCGTTTAGAAATAAATTCAGATTGAAATTGTTATTTGTATTATTAGTTGTGTTATTATTAGTATTATTAGTTGTGTTACCTAATTTTGGTATCAAAATATTTATTTGTTCCTGCTGCCCTTTTATAATTTTCATCATTTCATCGTTATCTTTAATGACCTTTAATAATAGGTCATCTTTTGTTATATTATTATAAGTATTAACTATTATGTTTTCATCTTCATTTTTATTCGTATTATTTATCGTGTCGCTATTATCTTGACACGCTTGAGGCAATGAAAGCATATTTATTTTTGGACAAGTCCGCTTATGCTTTGATAACCCAGGTCGATACTTATATTCGTTACCACATACGCAGCTAAACATTGATTGCTCACCTAATGGAGTTTTTTTGTTACTCTCGGTTACCATTTTATGCTTGATGGTCTCGATGTGTTTTTTATAATTAGATTCCTTAGAGCATTTAAAGTCACACATTTCGCATACAAAAACGTGGCATTTTTTGGCATTTTCTGAGTTACCCATTTTCATACCGTTCTCATATATATAGAGTAACAAAAAATGCCTAAATCCTTTTCCTTAAATATATATATAAGATTGAAAAAATTATGGTAACAAAAAAATCAATCTAAAAATGAGATTTAGAGCATTATGCTCTGAGTGATGAATGCATCGTTTTTTCAAATCTAAAACTTTTTTTTGGAAAAAGGACATTTATAAATGTCCTTTTTTGAAAAATCCAAAATACTTTTGAAAAAATGAATCATCATCATTGCTTCCAATTGTTATGCGCCGTTCTGCTCCATTTCGCCGTATTATATTTATAATACTAATACGTTACAATATAAAAAAAAAAGGATTGCGATATATTACCGTAGATTACTATAATTTATATACAATTAAAGATATGGATAAGGATATGGATAATTTAGAGAAGAAGGATGAACCCGCCGTCGCCGACAAACCGGTCACCAGCCACACCAGTTATAAAAACGAGAAGAATCTAAAAATGATGGAAGACAATATTATTCGACGTACGTGTCACTATTTGTATGACAAGTTTAATCTTAAAGAAGTTCAAGAAAGTACAATGTATCGCCATATTCACGACACCTTTATTTTCCTTATTTGTGTAATCGTGCTTTTTAATAATAAATTATCACACTTGGCGGTAATTTTTCTGATTGTATCAATGGATGCTTTCTCGATTGTTGTTTTGCATAGGTGCCCACTTACGGACTTGGAACGTAAATATATTAAACGTTCGTCATGCGATGATCGTGACGAGTTACTTAATTCGATTGGTGTGTCGTACGATTGTGACCACGAATATGAGAAACAGGTTGAGTTACTTATTAATGTATGGTTAATGGTAGCCGGCAAATGTATGTGTATTATTGCATTAAAGATGCTGAATATTAAGCTTTTTAATTTTAATAATATATATTCAAATTAGTGAAATTATATATAAATTAAGTTGTTTAATATATAGATTAAAAGCTATATATTAAGTAAATGAATATTTATGAATATATAAAAAATATATATACAAAGGGTAAGATTTTTGCCAAGTCGGTAGAAATAAAAGCGACAGATGATTTCAATAAATTAATTAATATGTTTTTTCAGCCAAACTTATCAAAAAATATAACAGCAACCAATAATTTAAAAAAGAATATGTTATCCTGGTTGCTAATCGGTACAACAGTATCTATAATTTCATACCCGAATATACTTTTAGGTATTACTACATTTTTCTTTTTTATGTTTATTGCTTATTATTACCACGTTGTTACGCACGTTCATAAGAATATATTTTCTATTGTGCATCATTATCACCACGAACACGATAATTTTTTCTCACACTTCATTCAAGTAGTTCTCGAATTATCAATACCTTACCCGTTTGTTATGATTAGTTATTTTTGCAATATCAGTATTTTCAATCCCTGGATAATATTGTATTTTATGTTATTTTATTGTTCGGTTCATAATATTAACTATTCTATCTTTAAAGTCAATAGTGTTCACCGGTTACATCATAAAGAAGTAAATGTGAATTTCGGTCCAGATATATGCGACGTTTTATTTGGTACAAAGCATAGTAGCGAAGATTGTGTAGAGAATACAAACCATTATATACCCAACATATTAATTATAACAGGTATTGTGATGATATTAAAGTATTTATGTAGGACTAAATGGGTAAAAGACGTATTAGTATTAGGTGTAATAAATATATTATCATTGGGTATTATATTGCTATTTTTTTCATCGATTATTTTATGGCATTTAGAGTGTAAGAAGTATAATAATGTCATAGAAAACCGATTGTGTAAGAGAAAGAGTACACCTGTAAAAGATGACCGCGAAATGACTCCGCGAACTAGTGTATCCTTGTCGACACACCCACCTGATGAAAAAAAGAATAATGATGACGTTATTATTTAATCGAATTATCTGGATTTAACTTGAATTATCTTGATTTAACTTGAATTATCTCATTTATATAATCTAATTAATATATAATATAGTATAGTAATTAGATTTACAAAATATGAGTAAAAATAATGTTTCAGGAATAGATACCGATTTAGATAAACGATTAAAAGAGACCGAGAGCTGTTATAATTTCGAAAAACTAAATTATAAAACGGGATTGTTGGACGAAACGGTTGACGCGACATACATTATTCATTTAGAAGGGAATGGTAGATACGATAATATTTTAAACCAGCTTGAAGAATATAAGCCTACCCAAACGGTATACATTCTATTAAATAAAGGATTTAAATGCTCTAAGAAAGGTATAAAAACTCCATCTGCAGATTTAACCGATTGTTATTTACAGATTTTCAAACACGCAAAAAAAGAGAACTTGAATAATATTCTAATTCTCGAAGATGATTTTATATTTAATGATAAAATAAAGGACCCCTTTCATATTAAAAATGTAAATGATTTTCTTACGAGCAAACAGGGCGATAATTTTATTTATATACTGGGTGCTATTACATGGTTTTTAATTCCATATAACGCTTACAATTATAGACCGTTATGTTTATCCGGTACACACAGTATCATATATAGCAAAGCTCATCGTGACGATTACTTATTAAATTATCCCATTCGTCAAGTGGTTACTGATTGGGACGTTAACTATAATATTAATTTTACCCCTAGATTTATTTATTACACGCCATTATGCTATCAGTTATGCACAAATACTGAGAATTCGATTGATTCGAAATTTTCCAATAAGTATGTTGCATTTGCATCGAATATGGTCAGATTTTTAAACTATAACATAGTATATAGAATTTTAGGCTTGGATAAAAATCCGGAACCTGGGTTTTCAATATTATACTTTTTTGCCAAACTTATTTTTTATCTTGTGGTGCTCGCATTACTATATACACCATTTATACTATATTATATTTATAATAATTTTGACGTCATTAAGGCATATGCATTAAGTGTTATTCGAGAAATTAGGAGTCGTACATAATATACACTACACACACACACACACACACACACACATATACGCCGACCTAAAATACGATATTTTCATCAATCCATTTTTTGATTCGATTATTCGTGGGTTCAAGCATTTTGTTTAATCCGTCCATATAACTGTTACACATTTGTTCATTATTTTTTATCAGTATTAATGCATTATATATAATATTATACATCTCTTGTGTATATATATCGGTTATACGTATAAATACATCATCGATGTTTTTTACATCTTGCGAATTATCATTTTTATGCATTACAGATGATAATTCTTTCATACGTACGTCTTCGGAGGTACCAGTGGTGCCGGGAGTATCGCCCTGGTTGGTCGAAGTATCTTCGTCGTCGTCGTCGTCGTCGCGCAAAAGTTGTTGCTGATGTTGTTTCTTTTTATTGTCTTTTTTTAGGAACGATGCTGATGTTGGTACTCCCGATGCGGACACCCCAGAATTGCGTGAAATGTTAGAAGCGGGAGAAATTATTAAATTATCTATTTCGTAATGGTCGATACGTTTAGCCATATTACCGTGTGACGAAGTTTCGCTGCCACCTTCGAGTATATTTTTATACATTTGGAGAGTATGTAATATATGTATTTTTTCAGTCTGGCTATATGTTCTTATTAAATTGGCGATACCATTTTTGGCCAACTCTATAAGAAGACTATACAATTTTTTATTGGTTGAATTTGCCTTATCATTTTTATTTGCTGATCCGTCGTTAAGGAAGAAGTAGAATTTTTTAAATCTATAAAATATATTGAACAAATAAAACAAATCTTCTTGAGTATCATTATTATACCATCGTATTACCGGTTGAGAATAATTGGGGTGTTGTATTTGTAGTATATTATTATGAATCGTCAACTTTGTTCCTATAGGCGTGAAAGTAAGATAGCCGATTTGTAGTATCGCTTGTAGAGGTTCCAATATTGTTTCAAACCTTTCCTTTTTCTTTTTATGTTTTACAGCACTATACAGCATATTTATCGTTGATTGCATTTCGGTATGTTAATAGTCTTTATGTAAACTATTGCGAATCTTATTTTACTAACTATAAAATACTAGTTATATTTAAATATTTTTATCTAAATATACGTAAATATAAATATATGTGGATGTAAATATACGTAAATATATACGTAAATATATGTAAATATATGTAAATAAATAAATATATTTAAATGGAAAGTATTCATACTACAATTTATGAAAATGATAATGAAAAAGATAATGAAAAGAATAATGAAAAAGAGTATGAAAAGCCTAAAAAAAGTGTAAATGGAATAATTCTGGTACTTTCGTGTCAAAAACATAAAGATACTCGAATGAAAGAGTTTTATTTACATAAAATGAGTTATGACAACTGGGAAGTTATATACGTAATTGGGGATTTATTAATGGAAAAAGATTATATATTAGAAGGGAATATATTGCATATCAAATGCGAGGATTCGTATCTACATTTACTGAAAAAATTAGTTCTTTCTATAAAATATTTGCGCGATTTATTTTACATAAAGGAAGGAATATTAAGATGCGGCGACGACTTGATTTTTAATGAAAAAAACCTGCTTACATTTCTGGACAAAAGAACAAAGAAGTATGACTACTACGGGCAGTCGTATAATGGAAAAGACTACAGATGTTCCATACATACGAAAAATGAATTAAGAAAAATAAAACGAGACAATTTTATGATAGACTATTATAAGACGCATCAGTCTGATTTTTTAAACCCGCATCATAATTTGAAAAACGTTAATATATCACTATACTCGATACGACCGGATATATATGGCGCTGGAGGCGTAATTTATTATATCTCGAATAAAGCTTGCGAAACCTTAATTCGACATATGGAAAATATAAATTATAATATTTTACATTATGATAGATTTACGAAGAGTTATCCATATACAATAGAAGACTGCGCTGTTTCCTTTATAATGTATTTTAATGGTATCGATTTTATACACAATTGGTGCTTTTATGATACGCCGCATAGAGAGACGATTGCCAGGCATACGAATAAGTACAAATAGATACAAATAGATACGAACGCTTACCACTAGTCAATCACTACTTGGAAATTTATATTTCCATATTATCCAAAATATCAATTACAGTATTGGTAATATGAACAGGCTCTGTGATTACAGGAATGCATTCAATCGGTTCAACATACGTAATCGGCTGTACCGCCTCGGCCTTATTCGCAATATTATTTACACACCCTGCTACTTCAATAGAATCTGGTGTGTCCGGTGTGTCCGGTGTGTCATTTGAAGCAGTATGGATGGTAGTCGTATTGGTATAAGTCGAATTCTTTTTCTTCAAAAATGAGTTATGACTTCTCAATGTCGAAACTGGCGTACCATCTTCATAAACATTTGATAAAAATATATTGTTTGAAAATGATAATTTTATACTCGATATGTCGTGTTTCTCGCACCAACTAATACATTTCTGTATATTATTTTTTTTCATTGACTCAATTTTATCGTGGTTATTGCGATTCGTAATAACATTTAATGTAGTAATTATATTTTCCAACTGCCGCTGACCCAATATAGCATTTATTTCCTCTATCTTATTTAAAAAATAATAATCGTGCTCAATATTTAATATCGATACCACATTTTTCGCGTCATTTAATTTTGCGAATTCTTCCATAAATGCCTCTGCTATTTTTAAAGACGAATCCAGTAAGAAATTTTTACATATTATATACTTTTCCGAATTTGCTAATCTGCTTGTATGCGGCTTTGTGATATATACTTCGGCATATATAGAGGATAATAAATATAACAAATCCACTGTTAACTTCGAAAAAATATCAAATATTTTTAAAACAAAGTGCCCTCCCTTTTTCTGCATCGTAATGGCATATATGACCTCGGAAATGATTAATTTACTTACTAATTGCTCTTGTTTATTGAAATCGATAGATACATCAATACCACCATCAGCTGTAATAATATCCATTGAATTCATATATCTATCTTTACAATATTTATAATTTTCTATATTTAAAAGGTCGCCAGTATCATCTTCGCCTCTTATTATTTTCACGTTTGGGTTATTATCTAAGAAATTATTGCTCTTCTTCCATCCCGGGCATCCTGGATCATCGTTTATAAGCGTCATACCATAATATATATCATCCGGATTTTTCCTTACGTGTGATGTAGCCTCGATAAATCCTCCTGGACCTTCGGCTAAATGAAACGTGCTTATACTTGGCAATACATAGTTGCTTCTGATTTCATCAAACTTGAATAATTTCCATAATTCTATCATTTTATAGAATGAACGAGATAATGGTTTTAATTTACTAATCGAGTTTTTATTTCCAGGGATTACGGTGTGAATGAATTCGTATGGATTTGTGAATTTTTTAATACTATCCCAGGCATCGGCGGATATTTCAATTTGTTTTTTAAATTTTGACAAAAAATCGAATAATGAATGTGATATATATGAATTTTTAGGATATATGGGAGACACGGTAGTATTGGCATTATTGGAATTATTATCTTCTTTCAATGATTCAAATGAAAAAGAAATATTTTTATGAATTTTTAGATTTATACCTGATGTTAATATATAATAGGACATTGATGTTTTGTTATATGTATGTAATAAATAATATTTAGATTGTTTACGTGATATTATTTATTGGTTAATTGCCTGATTCTAAATATTATATATTTTTCGGAATTAATATATTTAGGGGAATTAATATATATTTAGGGGAATTTTTATTTTATTATATCTAGTTAATTTATAAGAATAAATTTAGAAAATGGCCAAAAGAAGTAGACGTTCTAGTCATAGACGAACAAAAAGACGTTCTGTGCGTTCGACGCGTAGTCGTAGACATCATCGTGTTAGGCACACCAGGAGGCGGGGTAAACGCATGTGTGGGGGCACGCTCCCCCCCCGATAGACTATTCGATTAAAAAAACACCATTTACAGCTGAAGAAATTAAAAAAAATGAAGAATTACGCCACTCGAACATATCGCACGGATCGCACGGCGAGACTTAAAAAATGGAAATCATAACCACATACAGTTTTATGTATTTATGATTTATTCGCCCTATATTCGCCCTATCCGTGAGTCTAATATACTATTTATTATTTATCTTTATCGTCGCTTCCCTTTTTAGCTTTACTTTTTCCCTTTAGTATTGCCGAAGATGATACAGGTTCTTCTGGCAAAGATAATTTAGCAAATATTGCATCCTGAGGGCTAATTTTTCCTAGTTTAGACGCCGATGATTTTGTCCCTGCTTTTGATTTCTCCAGTATTGATTGCGACGACGACGACGACGACGGCTTAGAACCTGACTCTGCAGCAACCGGCTGAAGTACCGCGGATTTCTTGACGACTAATGATGATGATGAAGATGCACCCATCCCCGTGGAAAACAGATTTGTTCCTTTTACCGATTTAATTTTAGATGATGAAGCGGGTGGAGCAACAGATTTAAATAATTGCGAAACAACAGTATTCGACGCCTCAGGAAGACCTTCCGATTCCGATTCTAATGCCTGAAGTTGAGCTGCAGCACTTGGTCTATACTTAAGTGAAGACGCGCCTTCTCCCTGACCCTGACCCTCACCCTCGCCCATAGACTCGGCAAACTTCAGCGCCGTCATTTGCGCAGCCTTAGTGTCTCTGCGATTCATTTTTTCTTCAAATACGTGAACTCCTGTAACGCTTCTATATACATCTTCAACATCTACACTCGATATTTTTTTGAATATAAAGTACCGATTATAGAACGAGATTTGCTTCTCTTTTGCATTCATATATGGCGCGGATCCGTACCTGTTTCTCAGCGACTGGTCTTGCTGTATATCCGCCTCCATTCTCGCATACAGTTCGCTAAACATTCCCGTGCCATTTGGCAGCCCCAATTTATTCGCCTCCTCGCGCTTAATTAATTGAAAACCGTAGCTATCCATTAGCTGTGTAAAATATGTGAAATTTACCAGAAATTCCTTTATTGTTTTGTTGATAGAATCTTGATATACATTTATAGCATAACCGACAGAACTAATATCGTCGTCAAATGTAGTCTGAGAGTAATCCTTGGTAACCTCCCATATTTTAGCTGCTTCAATATTGAGCGCAATCGAATTTCCTCGTGGTGTCGAACGCAAGGCATTAAACATAGATACTCCGTCATAACACGCCCCTATAAAATACCCGTCTACCTTCGTACACTGACTTAAATTTTTGATAAAGTTATTTAATTTTTCGATGTTCTCAAAGAAGTAGTGTAGGGCGAACTGGCACGAAGATATATTAAATCCGTCGCTGGCTTTCCCGTATTGACGATAAACGCCTTTCCCTAATACACCCTCATCTTTGGGCCCCTCGTTGAATAGAGCACGAACAATCTGCTTTCCTTTTTCCGTGAACACAGCGTCGCCCGATTTTATATTCGCGCTACTGTCACCGTTAACGAATAATGCATAAGGCATAGACCGAAACTTTTTGCGATAATTCAGGAATCGAGAACACGCGCCATCTACACGATTTTCAATATTGTCCTTCGATAAGTCGACGCCAAATACAAATGATAATTTCGCCTCAATCCATTTCGGGAAATCGCCAGCTTTACCTACAGCATAGTCGATAAGCGTATTCCCTTTGGTCGCCGTTTTGGTAATCAATAGTTTTTTCACATATAAGTTATGGAAATCGCGCATTGCTCGTGTCTGGCTATCGCCACTGCTGCGGTTATAATAAACATCATCGTCTGCCAATTCGTCGGGTATATCACGGCCGGTTGTTATCATTTCCTCGCTAATCGGGTTATGAATCGAATACCAATTATTATTCGCCACGTGATACGCATTTCCGTAATTTTTGATTCCCCTTTTATATTCCGCCGTCTTGTCGTATCGTACGCGCTCGGCAATCCATCGCCAATGTTTAGGTTTGGTAGCATCATAACTGAATTCGACAATTGTTTCATCGTCGAATATTTCGTCATTTTTAGTAAACATTTGAAGAACACCATTTTCGTCTTCGCGTAGAGGAATATTACAAATACACGCCTCGGGGTCATATGGGTTAGTGGGATAAAATGGCACAGGCTTATATCCGTCTTCAAGATCGACATCTCCGGCGCGGGGTATATCGTCTGCTATAATGGCGGCACAAGGATTCATATATCCGTGTTTTCGCTCGTCGTACCCTACACGCAAAATAATAGTTTTATACTGTTGTAGCTGGTCGCTTTTCATTGTATCTATCCCGCTTTCGAAAATATTGCCGACAAATTCTTTCAGCCCCTTATCCTTCTTGGTTGTAATTAGGAAATCAATCGTGTTTTGATTGAGCGGTTTCCATTTAAATGACATATCCCAGGTTGTTTTGTGTAGAGGGCCAGCTACACCGACTTTATTGCTTCCGACGCCTGTATGAATGGGTGTATAAATAAGCCCGTCAACATTATATTCGAATATGCCCGATTTTTGGCCGCTGATGATTTGGTTACTGCAGGCAAATATATCTTTTTCGGGTGTGGCTACTTCGAATTTTTTGGACGTGATTCTAATAGGTACAATTTCGCCGTTTATAACGGATTGTGCTTTCATATATCGCAGCGACTGTTTTAATAATTCGATACGCGATTCCTGGTTCCCTTTTCTTACACCACGCAATGATTCGCCGGCTTCCAACTCACTTTTGCGCTCCTGTTCGCGTCTACTTGCGGTGGCACGCATTCTACTGCGCTCTTCTGCTTCGTCTGGTTCTTCTTCAAGTTCTTCCCTTACTCGCGCGAGGTCTTGTTCCTCGACTAGTAAGTTTATGAAAGTATTATGGCGGATGTCACTACCGTTTAAGAAGTAAATATCGAAAGCGGCAAATAAGTTAATGTAGTCGCCTCTTTTGTTGTGTAAAATGTGCTCGCCGTCAATAAGAGTATTGTATATTTTTTCTTCTCTAGATACAGCGCCCGTAAATTCAAATTCCATATTGGTATTAATTAAATATATGCGCCCATTGGGGGCGATATATAACATTTTCCTCAATCCGTCTGCTTTGTCGGTTACGCTATAATGATTTCTTATATTGGGAGTAGTACAATCTTCGTTGATAGGTGCAATATTTAATAACTGAAGTGTATAGGATGAAGGTCCGACGAAATGATTGGGTGTGAGTTTGATAGTTAGACCAGACTCATACATTTCATCCAATTCAGCTTGTCGTGCTTTTGAACCAGCAGAGCTCGACGATTTTGCATTCGCAGCCTGCCTTTTCGCTTTTTCTTCAGGGTATAATAAATAATAATACTGCTGCTTTATTTTAAACAACTCTTCATAAGATACGGGGAAATTTGTGCCCTGTAATCCCGCCAAGACGAGTTTAATTCCAGTTCGTAAGTAATCGGCTAAAATAACACCACTCTTGACTCTTGTTCCGGCACCAACTTTTGAATTGTCTACCTCGATTTCTATCTCGTACTTAGGCTCGCATTCGGACACTTTTGCCGATTTGAATGAATACTCGAGAATGGGGTGACCGTCTTTGCGGTGCGACTCTTTTACTACAGAGAGGTCGACGTGGAATGGGTAATCGTCGTGAACAAGAGTCGTGCGATTAATATGGCGAAATATTTTTTTGTCGTTTTCCCAAGTCGAAATTATAGCTTGGGCGACATCGGATGTCTGAGGAATTAGACTTTCCTTTTGATAACTGAGACGAAAATTGAAATCGTCGAAGTCTACAGGAGGGATAATATTATCACCGTCTTTTGCTTTTGTTTTTTTGATAAATCTGAAATTGACGGCATCGATTTTGTCTGTTCTGCAATAGGTTTGAATACTATTCAGACCGTATATTTCGGCACGTATATAAGATAGTTTTCTTTTACCGGTAGCGATATCAGTGAATTCTGATTGTACTTTGAGACAGTATTCTTGGGACTTTATTATTTTGAATCCGGATGAAATCAATTTTTTTATGACATTATCGAAATCGTCTTTGGTTATTTGTTTGATGCCTTTGGTTCCAAATTTCACCTCTAATTCAGATAGACCTTCATGTTTATTTAATACGTTGTCTAAATATTTTTGCGTCATTATATTGAACATATCTTTGCTTGATGTAGATGTAGGCATAGATGCAGATGTGGATGTAGATGCAGATGTGGATTGTTTAGAACGTGATATCGACATATTTCTTATGTGTTATTTTAGATACCGTTGTATATATAATTCAACAGATTATTTTATATTGTAATCAATTTTATAATACAAAATAAAATATAACACAAACAATACAAAATAAAATATAACACAAACAATACAAAATAAAATATAACACAAACAATACAAAATTCAATCTTTAAGAATTATAATTTTTGTAATATACTCGAATAAAGGTCAGCCTTTGTTTTCTTCTTATTTGATTCATTTATAATAGATATATCAAATTTATTACATATATTAACTAACTCTACCATAGAATATGACGTAATAGCTCGAAGCGGTTTATCGAGCGTTTCTAATTTCCAGTGGCTTTCTTTTATTTTATCTATATATTCGCAAACTTTCAGTGAAGTGTTTGACTGATTCGACATACCCGCATCCACGCCCACACCCACACTAACGGAGTAATTATGTGTTTCTGCGTTATATCGGATAATATTGGTAGGTTTTTCGGCGTTTATCGTCATATCATAATATGTATTTTTATGAACATAAAAGACGTTTACACCGTAGAATAGGCATAAAGCGTGTAATATTTTGGGTGTAATATTTCCCATTACACCCGATTCAAAGCATTTTTTCGATATTTTATTATCTTTTAAGATTTGCTTATTATCGCCCCTTTTTACTTTTTCGACAGTCTGAACTTTAAACTGTTGTTCTGCTGTGAAATAATTTGTTTCATATTCATATGAATTATATCCGTTATATAAAATATAGAAACACCAAAAAAGGGAGTCGGATTGTTTGGGTGTGAAATACTCATCGCGGGCAACATTTTCCACAGTGTGTTGAGAGGAAAATATAATTTTATTTGTTGGTTCTTCGCCACCGCCGCCACCACCGCTACCGCTACCGCTGCCATCATTTGAATCCGAAAATATTTTCTTCTTATTTTTTCTTTCTAGACCTCCTAAACTACCTCGACTTATAGCGTCACACGATAGTTCCATATGTTGGCAATTTTTCAGAAATGTATCTGATAACATTATACTTTTTAGTGCTTTAATTTTCTCTTCCATTTCTGTTATTGCTGATGCATATAGGTTGTACTGATCGGTCATATTTATGAATTGTTTTTTAACGATAGAATTTAAAGATGAAGCAACGGAGTTGTTGCCGTTTATATCTTTTGATTTTTTAAGCGATGATAAATTATCG